AAGTCACGGTCATGGGAGGCCAATCGCAGGGCCAGACCGCTCGTGAATACCTGGGTCGGAGTGAGGCTGTCGCAACGCGGCTCATGATGGAAAGTCGGATCTTCGAGGAGAGCTTTCTCGAACCCATGGTCGACTGGATGGTCGATGCGAACCGCCAGTTCATGACCAGCGATCGAGAGGTCTTCATCCTGGGAGAGAACGCGATCACCGATCCCGTGACGGGCGAGCAGATCCCCGTGACGACCCGGGAGAGCATCTCCGGCTGGGATCTCGTTCCGAACTACGAGGCCCATGCGGTGGGTGCGACGACGCAGCTGAACCGCACGCAGCGCCAGCAGAACCTCACCTTCCTCATGCAGGCGATGGGCAGCAATCCGATGATGGCGAGCGCGATCAACTGGATTCCCTTCATGCGCCAGCTGTGCCGCGAATTCGAGCTGGAGAACGTGAACGAGCTCGTCGCAACGCCCGCGCAGATGCAGGCCATGATGGCCGCGCAGCAAGGCGGCGGCCAGGCTCCCGAGGACCAGGGGTCGGAGGTCCCAGGCACACCGAACCAGGTGGGAACCTACCTTCCGACCTATGCCGGACAGGGGGTTGCGGCATGAGACCGAGCCCTATCGATCGAGCGGCTGTCCGAAATGCGCTTACAGAGGGGAATGAGAAACACCTGAAGGACTTGGTTGCTGACCTAAAGCGCAAACAAGGGAACAGGTTCACGCGGGGGTTCTCAGACCTGATGAAGAAGAGCCTGCGTGCTCGGCTTGGCGACATGCCCGATATGGAAGACATCCTCGCTTCAGGCGAAGGCAGCATGTCGATGCCGCCGGAAGTGATCGAGCAGGGAAGGAAACTGGTCGATCGAGGCATGGTCCGGATGGACGCGAACTCGCCGCTGAGGAAGAAGCAGGCCGAGGTAAAGATGATCCGAAGGAACAAGGTGCAGTGAGACCTGAACACGAACAGCTCGGATTCATGCTGATGTGCCCGGCGTGGGAAGGGCTGTACAAGGCGCGGATTGCGGAGAAGGTAAAGGAATACTACGCGCTGTTGCTCGAACCTAGCTCCAAGACGCGGGGGGACTTCCCGGATGACTATCTCCGGGGTGCGATCGCTGCGCTGAAGTGGGCTATCGAATGGCCGGACCAGGAGATGAACGCGGCGGCGATCCTGGCCCATGAAGAGGCACGGGATGTCGCCGGTAGTGAAACACAGAACCAGAGGCTCTTTGGGGGTAGTCCCCCCAGGGCGGAGGGGCTGACAAATGGCAGTGGAGGATAACGAGGTCGAAGGTCTCGCGCGCGGATTGCTGAACGCGATCGGCGAGGAGGCTCTCGGCGAGACGGGCGGAGATCGGTGGAAGTCTGGACAGCCACTGAATCCTCCGCAGGTTGATGTGCGATCGGAGGGTGGCAGTCCCGCCCCGCCCGCGCCCGCAGCCGACAAGGTGGAAAAGGCTCCGGAAGCTGCGAAGGAAGAGGAGTGGTTCATCCCCGGGAGCTACAAGACCCGTGAGGATGCGATCAAGGGGATTGCCGAAACCCGAAAGTGGGCCAGCGAAGGTTGGGATCGCGTGAAGGCGATGGAGCCGCTGCTGTCGAAGTCGACAGCGACTCCGGAGCCCGTGAGCGATCCACTCGAAGAGCTGGAGAATTTCGGTGTGCCCAAGGCTGCACTGCGGAGCGCGATCGAGCAACTGTCACAGCAAACGGTGACGAAGATGTTCGAGCCCGCGGTGAAGAAGATGGAAGCCGATCGACAGATCCTTTCGAAGTATCCGGAGTATGGGGACAACTTCGACAAGCTCTCACAGTTCGTTCAGGGCCAGCCCGAGCTCCTGGAAAAGGTGACGAAGGCGGAGAGCGCGGGCGAGTTTCTTCTCGCCCGAGAGCTCGCATGGCTCCATTTCGAACGTGAGAATCAAGTGGCGAAGGCGCAGGACCTGACGGAGCGCAACGCAGAGCGCGTCGAGAAGGCGCAGGCCGCCAAGGCGGATGCCGCCGTCACGCGGGCCACAGCGGCCGATACGCGGACGCAGGATGAATGGTTCTCGCCGAATCAGATCTCCGATGAGAAGTTCGGAAATCTGCTCGATCTGGCGAAGGCCGGATATCCGCAGCAGCTCTGGAAGAGCACGATCGGTGCTGTGCTGGAGCGTGATTACCCGTCGGTCTTCGGGGTCGACGGCAAGATCTAGGGGCCAGGGGGCCTCTAGTAGGGGAAAGGGTCAAGGATGACCGCACCTGGTAATTTTGGGGTCTACGGATTTGGATTCCTGGCAGGCGCCGGGGCCAACCGCGAAGACCTTCTGGATCTCATCACGAACATCGATCCCTACGACACCCCGTGGGTGACGCAGGCTCCGAAGGTTCGTGCGCAGCACGTTGTGCACGAGTGGCTGACCGACACGCTCGCCGCAACCAGCACCGCGGGCGCGATCGAAGGAGACGACTGGACCTACTCGACCGCGACCACGCGGCCGACCCGGCGCCTCAACCGCACGCAGATCTTCCGCAAGGACATCGCGGTCTCGGAGACCCAGCGGGCTGTGAATCCCGCGGGCTTCAAGGACGCGTACGCCTACGAGGTTCAGAAGGCGACGAAGGAGCTGGCGCGAAACCTGGAAGCGTCGCTCTTCGTGACGACGACGACGACCGGCGCGACCGGTGCGTCGAACGTCATCCGGACGCTGATTCCGTTCCGCGCGTTCATCTCGACGACGGCGACGGGCGCGGGACAGACGGTTTCCGCGATCAGCTCGACGGCGACGGCTGGGATTCTCACCTCCGCCATCTTCAACTCTGGTCTCGAACGCGCCTATTCGAACGGCGCGAATCCGGAGCAGGTGTTCGTCTCGCCGAAGATCAAGCAGACGATCTCCTCGTTCACGGTGCCGAGCCAGAACCGCAACATCGCTGCAGTCGACAAGAAGCTCATCAACGCGATCGACTTCTACTTCTCGGACTTCGGAATGCTCCAGATCATCACGGATCGCTGGATTCCGCAGGCGACCGTGACGGCAACGGGCACCGCGGCGTCCGATGTCTCGGGGAACGTGTGGTGCTTCGAACGGGCAAAGAACCGTCTCGCGTGGCTCCGACCGATGGCGCACAGCCTCATCGGGAAGAGGGGCGATTCGGTGGCAGGCATGATCCTCGGCGAGGTCACGCTCGAAGTTCTGAACGAGCAGGCCAACTTCGTCTTCACCGGAGCTTCGATCAGCACCGCGTAGTGGCGATGGGGGTGGGGGTCAGGCGGCCCCCACCCTCCATAGGGGGAACGATGGGCACAGGACAAGGCGGCAACCAGGCGAGCAGCAAGCGTCCGATGCGGACGATCAAGAGCGCCGCGCGCAGCCAGGACAACGCAGCCCTCGCTGGGCGCGATCTCTTTAGCCAGCTGTGGGGTGGTGACGTCACAGACGACAACGAGTACGGGCTCTCCTACGAGGCGGTTCCGGAGAGCGATACGCATCCGGACAAGGATGGGAACGGCGGCTGGAAGTCCGCAGCCTCGGACGGCGGGATCACGCGGAGCCGCAAGGTGACGGGAAGCAGTGATCCGACGCCCGGGGGTGGTTTCGAGGACTGATGAGGCTCTGGGTTCTGGCGTTTCTGCTCATCGCATCGAGTGCCGAGGGCGCGGATGTAAAGCTGCGATGGACGTGGCCTGAATTCAACGGCGGAGATTCGTGCTCGGTGGATTCGACGAAGCCCCTTCTGGACTTGTATCGCGGGGAGCTGTTCGTGAAGCAGGTTCCGAACAACCATGAGATGAGCCTCGGGTTCCTTCCCGGTGCAGGCATGGCTGGGCGGAACGACTCGTGCGTGGTGGCGCTTTCAGATTCGATTCACTACGCCGTGTTCTGGATGAATGTCGACGACGGAACCAACGTGAGCTGCATTGGGAACCGGGAGCTCGTTGCGATCAAGGCGCATGACTGGCAGCCGGGCATCATGGGCAGCTACTTCAACAACGAGGATCTGACGGGCCTGTTTGCGAAGCGGGACGACATCGCAATCGCCTTCACCTGGGGGCAAGGTGCACCGCTCGCTGGGATGGGCGTGGACACCTTCTCCGAACACTGGGAGGGGCAGATCAACTTCCCGATTCCCGGGGTATGGGGCCTGACGGGCCTTGTCGAAGACGGCTGGCGCGCATGGGTCGGCGGTGTGTACGTGGCGAATGACTTCGGTGTGCAGAACGTTCACTCATCCAGCTGTCAGTTCAACATCACAGCCGCAGGCTGGACCCCGATCATCGTCGAGGCGATGCACCACAACGGAAATGCGCAGATGACGCTGAGCTGGACGATCCCGGGCGGAGTGACGACCGCGATTCCCGTTTCGAACTGGAGGCATTGATGACGCATTTTGCGAGCGGCGATTGGCCTTTCAACTACGGCCGAACCGGCGCCCTGGAGAAGACAGCGATCAACATGCTCGCGGCGACGGCGAGCACGTCCACCGAAGGCAGCGACATGCTGACCTATCCCGTCCAGCGCACCGGGATTTACCGGGTGACGACATCCATCCGCATCCGAACGGGTTCCACTGCAGGCACCTCCCATACGGTGAAGGCGCAGGTTGCGTTCAACGATGGCAGCGCGCAGGCCGCGTGCGATGTGCTCCTCGTGAATCTGGGCGTGGGCACCGTGACGGCGATTGATGCGAAGACAGCGAACCTTCGCATCATGCAGACGTGCGCGTTCCTGGCTACCGCTGGGACGAACATCGTCATCACGACGCTGAATACGATCACAGGCGTTGGCACCGGCACATACGATCTGATGTACGTCATCGAAGGTGTCTGATGAGAGAAGCGCGTAAGTCGCAGCACGAGAAGCTGGACAAGATCATTCAGCTGCTGCACCGAAACAGCTGCCTTCTGGAAAAACTTATCCGAGCGGAGGTAAAAGAAATGGGAGCACTTGACGATGTGAATGTCGCCCTCGACGGCCTGGTTGCGGACGTGACGGTTCTCAAGGCTGGCAAGGATTCCGCGATCGGTCTGCTGAACGGTCTCGCGGCGAAGCTCGATGCGCTCATCGCAGCGGGCGGAGATCCGACGGCGACGCTGGCGAAGGTTGCGGACCTGAGCGCTGAGATCAAGGCGACGACGGACGATCTGGCGACCGCGGTGGTTGCCGACACACGGTAGGTGAACGATGCCTGGGATGAAGAAGACGATGCACGAATTCAAGGCGGGGAAGCTGCATAGCGGGTCGAAACACGGTCCTGTGGTGCAAAACCGGAAGCAGGCAATCGCGATCGGTCTGTCCGAGGCACGGGAAGCGGGGGAGAAGGTTCCCCCGCGTTCTCGGCCCACGCGGACGAAACGAGGATAGTGATGGACGTTCCGAACCGACGAAGGGCGGAGCCGTACCGGCGGATGACGGCGCGGAATGCCGTTCCGAACCAGCCGGAGGAGCAGCCGACGAGCATGGGCGAGGCGATCGTCAAGGCGTACCAGGCTCCGAGGAAGAACGACGCCGCTTACCAGAGCTACCTGAAGAAGGGTTCGAAGGCGAGCGGGACACTGACAGCAAGCGAGACAGGGGCTCGCGGGATGGCGAATCAGGGTGAAATTGATCGCCTGAAGGGGCTCATCAAGACAGGGAAACGTCTCGAAGGCGAACGGGCCAAGAAGGCCAAGAGGGAGATTGCCTGATGGCACGAGCGAATCCGAGGGACCGCGAGACGCGGACGAAGGCCGCGGTCGCGAGTATGAATAAGGTGCATGACCTCATCACCACGGGGCCGGGGAATCTGATCGGCTCGATGATCGAGAAGGCCAAGCTGAAGGGCAAGCCCGGAAGCGGAACCCATACGGCGACGGAAACTGGGGCGAAGCAGGCCGCGGCGGATCGGCTCGCGAAGCGGAACAACAAGGCGGTCATGGACTCCGCGGGCTCGACCGAGAGCTTCGAGGATCTCATCTCTGGGAAGAAAAAGAGCTACTGATGGCTAAGCATGTGCTGGATCTCGCGGACAGGAAGCTCGTCGACAGCATCACGTCGGCTGAGGAGCTGGGGAAGCGGCTTCCACAACGGATGACATCGTTCTTCGAAGGCATCGAGGAGAAGCGCGAGCTGGTCTCGACCGTGGGCCACGTGGGCCGCTTTACGAAGAAGAGCGGCTTCACCGACGACGGCTCCATGCAGCACTTCGCCACGGTTCCGCTCTCTGTGTTCAGCGCGATGCTAGAGATCGATCCCGAGTTCGGCACGAACCAGGAGAAATTCCTCGCCTGGCTGAGGCGCAATCCCCAATACGGAACCACGGAGAGGATTCCATGATCGGCGTTTATAGTGCCATTCCGCTCGAACCGAGCGGCTGCTTCTACTACCGGGTGCATGTGCCGCTTCGTGGAATCCAGGACGCGGGGCTGGGCCAGTATTACGTGGACACGGGCCGCGGACTGACGGAGAAGGAGCGGGCGATCGCCGCAGCGACGAGCGACATCGTTCTCTTCTACGCCTCGACAGGCGATGCGGTCACGGCGTCCATCAAGCAGCTGAAGGCGATGAAGTCCGGGTTCGCGGACGATGGGACGACGGTCATCCATCCGCCGAGCCTCGTGTTCGACATGGATGACAACCTCGACTTCGTCCATCCGTTCAACCACGCCTTCGTCCGTCTGGGGACCAGGAACTGGGACGGCGAGAAGCTGAACCCGGGCGACGACCTGATGGGTCGTATCGGCGACGAGACGTTTCCGATCTGGGAAGACAAGAAGACGAAGAGCGATGGCTTCGAGTTCAACATCGCCATGAACCACGCGACGGTGCAGAACGCGCACATGAACGCGAGGCTGTGTGACGGCGTGACCGTGCCTTCGACGCACCTCATGGAATACTACAGGGACGAGCTCGGCGTGAAGAACCTCTACCAGTATCCGAACAGCGTCATTCCGGGCGACTATCCGAAGGCGCAGCTCGCACCTCGAACGGACGGCAAGGTGCGGATTCTCTGGCAAGGTGGTGGAAGCCACATGCCGGACTGGTTCCCGCTACGCGATGCCGTCAGGGAGGTCTGCGTCCGGTATCCGCAGGCCGTCTTCGTGATCTGGGGAACGAACTTCAGGTGGATTCACGACAACATCCCTGATGGGCAGATCGAGTTCGTGAACTGGGTCGGCTACGACGGCTACAAGGCGTATCGGACGCTGATTGATGCGGACATCAATCTGTGCCCGCTCGTGAACAACATCTTCAACCGCGGCAAGAGCTGCATCAAGTGGTACGAGGGCAGCATTCTCTCCCGACCGGAAGCGACGCTGGCTGCGAACGAGAGGCCGTATTCCGAGGAGATGGTGGACGGCGAGACCGGCCTGCTCTATGACCATCCGGATGAGTTCGTTCAGAAGCTCGGCGCGCTGATCGAAAGCGCGGAGCTGCGTCAACGTCTCGGGGAGAACGCCAAGAAGTGGGTGTTGGAAAACAGGCTCTATACGAAGACAGCTGTTGGGCTCCATGAATTCTACCAGGAGCTTCGCGCTCGCAAGGAACGCGAGAGCCTGCTGGAGGTCTAGGTGTCGAAGACACGGCTCGCAGCGACGCAGTACATCGCCCGAGCGTTGGGCGCAGAGGGCAACACGACGCAGCTGAATGCGGCGTCGGACGCCTTGCTTGCGGCGGTGCAGGAATGGAATCTGCGGAGGGACTGGCACTTCCTCCTGATGGATACAGCGGACAGCTTCACCGTGGCTGGGTGTGCGAACACGGCGGGTGCGGTGACCACGACCACGACGGACGGATTTGCTGGGATCAACGTGGGCCAGACCTTCACGGTGACCGACGGCGCACCTGCGGGCACGTACACGGTAGCCACGATCGTCTCGACGGCATCGATCACGGTGACCGGTGGCGGGGGTAACTTCGCCAGCGAGACGTTGACGTTCGCGACGGCGGACATTCCGACGATCGTTGGGACGGATACGTACAACCTTCCGACGCCGTTCAAGCGGCCGTACATCGCGCGGATCATCAGTGGAAGCGAGCGGAGCCTGGACTGGAAGGATCAGAAGGTGATCGACAAGATGTTCCAGAGCCAGAGTCCGCCGAGCCTTCCGGCGTTTTACAACCTGTTCAACCGGTCGAGCTTCACGCAGGCGAGGCAGAACGGGAAGATCCGGCTGTTTCCCATTCCGAGTCTTGCGGAGACGCTGAGGGTTCGCTACTACAGGCCGATCGCAGAGCCCGTCGGAGACAGCACGTTGCTGGATGTTCCGGACAGGTATATCTATGCGCTGCTGGAGACGGCACGGTGGCACTATTTGAAGAATCATGATGCCGAGACGGCACGGCTCGCCATGACAGATCAGAAGGCGGAACAGATGTTCCAGAGGTGCGCCGCGGATGACGAGGGCGAGACGGATGATCGGGACATCGGATTCGTCGCCCAGGTCGATCATGCGATGCAGCACCAGATCATAACGGATGAGATTGCGGGGTGGCCGTAATGGCTGGGGAGCCCACAACGCATGTCGAGCCCCTCGATCAGGGCCTGGTGACCGCAAGGGACCAGGCCCTGTTGCAACCCGGGGAGCTAGCGCGCGCCGACAACTGCGTCTACATGCCGAACGATCCGTGTATTCGGAAGACGAAGGGTCGGACGGTGTTCAATGCGACGCCCATCACCGGGGCTCCGATTGTGAAGGGGCTGCGGTTTCTGAATTTCGATACGGCCACGCCGCTGCTGGTTGCGCATGTCGGAAGCGACTATCAGAGCACGACGATGACTGGCGAGACGGGCGGGCCGTTCGCAGCGCTGGCGACGGGGGTTGGAAGTGGCAATACGCTCGAAGCTGTCCAGTATAACGACAAGCACTACCTGCTGAATGGGGTTGGGCCGCAGAACTACGTCGTGAAGAGCGACGGGACGACTCGGCTTCAGGGGCTGCAGCCGGTTGTGAATGCGCCGGTCGTTGGCTCAATCTCCGGCAGCTGGAATAACGCGACGGGCGTTGGATACTACTACTTCCTCACGGTAGAGCTGGTGAATCCCGATTCGGCGGATGAGATCGAGAGTGGGAATTTCGCCACGGATGGCGATCTGCTGGGTGCGGTTTTTCAGTATACGTCGGCGAATATCACGACGACGAGCGTGACGGTGACCCGGCCCTACGTGAATGGGTCGCTGAGCTCGCTCAATCCGACGGCGACGCACTGGCGGATCTACATGGCGGGGCCGTATTCGAGCCCGCAGGCTCCGATCCGGAGCGATTTCTACAGTGTGGGCAGTTCGATCGATATTGGATCGTCGATCGTGACGATCGGAAATACGCTTGCGACCGGGACGAACGATCGGGTGCCGACAGCGGATTCGATCCAGGCGTTCGGCGGGTGGACGAATCCGACGCGGGCAGAGGGGTCGACGGGCGCGGACTTTACCGGGGCGAATAACAATAGTGGGGCGACGACTGCGGCGCAGAATGTTTCGACCAGGTGGCGGACGTTTGGGTTTGCTGGGCTGACCGGCACGTTCAATGGGATCACAGTGCTGGCGAAGGTTCGTGGGCGTGATGCGCCCATCACCCAATTCAAGCTCGGGATTCGGTTGAGCTGGGATGGCGGGGTGAGCCTGACGAACGAGCAGACGATTACGTGTGATGTAAGCGGGTCGAGCTTCTATGACCGGGCGCAGAGCTTTGCCAGCTGGCGCATTCTGACGTTCGGCGGACCGAACAATCCGTGGGGCCGGGCCTGGAACCTGGGAACAGAATTCACGGATGCGAACTTCGGCGTGATCGTTCGATACGCAGGGAGCAGTGGTCCGAATATCGAACTCGACTATGTGAAGGTTACGGTTCACAGCGCGTCGAGTGCGGCGAATGCGCTGCAGATCACGAAGGGGAGGCAATTCCCGGTTTCGGTCATCAGCGTGGCGGGCATCACCACCGTTCAGAGCAGCCACGGATTGCCGCCGGTTGCGACGACGGGCGAGATCTTCGAAGACCAATTCGTGACGAACGATGTGGCGGATGCGAGTCGGATTACCTATAGCTTGCCGACGCAGCCGGATTACTTTCCGCTGCTCTACTTCATCAACTTCGAGACGAAGCAGACGGACGAGGTGACGCTCGTCAAACGTCTCGGGGACAAGTTGCTCGTGGGGCAGAAGACCCAGCTCTTTCGGGTGAACTATCTACCGCGGGAAACGGACAGCGAATTCGACCGTGGACGCTGCTACGAGACGATCAGCGAAGGGCAGGGCGTTGTGGGCGTTCAGGCTGCGGCAACGTTCACTGCGCCTGGGGGGCCGCTTCTCATGGCGTTCGTCTCCTATTCCGGGATTCATGCGACGGATGGGTTCCAGGTGGATACGCTGGTGGATGACCTGGATTGGCAGAACACGGTGGATCTGCCGACCGCGGCGGATACGACGGACTATCTGAAGAATTGCATCCTGGTGGACTATCCACAGAACTACTGGCTGGTGCTCTACTACACGCCGACCGGCGGAACGACGAATACGAAGGCGCTGGTGCTGCACTACCACCCGAGTCAGAGGAAGCCGAGCGGGAAGTTGAAGGTGACGGGGCCGCTCACCGTGGCTGCGCTCAGCGCGACGCTCGGGAGAGTGAATGACTCTCCGGTTCTGCTCACGGGCTCGACGGGCGGGGTGGTGTATGTCGAGGACCGCGGCTACACCCAGAACCAAGGCGGGACGCTCGCTGTCGACCTCCGGACGAGGGAGATGTATCCCTGGGGCATGGACGAGACGGGGACGGTTGAGGGGTTGCTCATCCGACACGACCAGGATGCGACAAGCACGGTCACCGTGCAGCCGAGGCTGCGTGAGGCAGACAATGCGCAGACCACGGGCGAGACGCCCGTGACGTTCACGACGGCGCAGGCGGGGTGCGCGAGCTTGGACTTTCATTTCTTCTGCGACAGCTGGCAGCTGCAGCTCACGGAGCCTGGTGCGGATGGTGGGGCTGGGATGAGGATCTCGGCCATTCTCGCGACTGTGGTCTCGCACGGAGCTCCGGAGTAGCGATGCGCCACTACCAGTCCATGCGGGTTCCGCCCTTCGTCGATGCGAATCTGCGCGGCGAACTCAGAAAGCTCGACCAGTGGGCGCGGATGATGAGCACGCAGAATGCGCGGACCGTCACCCTGCCCCAGGGGACGCCGAGCGGGAGTGTGGGGGCGAACCTGGGGGATTACCTGTATCTGCCTGGAAGGGATGCGGGCCAGATCAGCTTTAAGCGGGTCAGGTTCCAGGCGAAGGCGATGCCTTCGGGTGGAACGAATGTTCCGGATACGAATCAGAGCGGCTTCGGGCTTATGAGCACGCTGAGCCCTGACGGGTTGACGAGCGTGAACTTCTGGATCGAGGGGAGCGGTGCAAATCTGCCGCTTCGAACCGTCCGAGAGTGGGTCTTCCCCGCGTTCAATGAGGTTGAAGGAGAAACTGCTGGCGTTCACTACTTCGTTGACGCGAGCGATTACCAGTCGGTTCAGTTCAAGACACTCAACCAGTGCCGATGGGTTGCGGGGACGAGCGGCGGTGAGGGCTGGTTGGATATTACGGGCACTCGGATGATGCAGTGGACGACCGAGAACATGCTCGGGAACCGGAACGCGACGACTCATGCGCAGACGGCGACGAGGCCGGTCGTGCAGATTCCGGGGTTGGATGTGCTGAGCGGCCTGGTTCCGGCGTCATCTTCGCGAGACTTCAGCCATACGCTGGGCATCATCCGGAGCACGCTAACCGGAAGTGCGCCGACAACGACGCCGTTCGAGATCGGCGGGGTTGTGTATGGCGGAGATACACAGAAGGAGCTCTACACGACGCCGGGTGGGGCGCATGGAACGTATCCGGGGCCGACGCAGAACGATTTGCTGCAGTGGAATCCGGCGTTCACGATCGTCGGAGATGTGACCATCGGCAGTCCGACGATCATCAACATCACGAGCACCGCGGGTTTGAAGGTTGGGATGCGCGTTCGAGATGTACGAACGAGCGCGTCGTATGTTGAACGGTTCATCAAGACGGTTCTGACGATCAACTCCATCGAGACGAGCGCGGACTTCAGTGAGATTGCGAACCTGACCTTCGTCTGCCATGGGCCAACCTGGATCTCGACCGTCTCGATCACAGGAATTCAACATAGCAACCTGACAGGGCTCGTTGATCCGGCAGATGACCATACGCAGTATGTGAACTTGAATGGACGCACCAATGGTCAATGGATCGGAAACTATGCCACTACACCTCCAGTTCATCCGACTGCCGGGAAATATGACTTCGGCATCTCGGGTGGGCAGCTGTTGCTTGATCCGAATGACCAGGACTTCACACCTGTTGCCGGGAAGGGATTTGATCTGCGAACGAAGCCGACCAGCGCGGTTGCTGGAGCTGCACGGTTCTTCTACAGCGTTGACTCGCAGACGACAGGCGGCTTGTCGGCCGCCTCGGACTATACGATTCAGGGGACGTATAACGGATCGACCGCGCTCATCTTGCGGGGGATTCAGTTTACAAGCCTGAGCTTGGGCGTTGGTGGGACGAGCACTGTTACAGAGTTCACCTGCTCGTTCTTCTCAATCTCGGCACCGACGATCTCCGGTGGATCGATTGGGCGTATGGCCGGGAGTCGGTATTCGATCTCGGCTTCGACGACGGCGCACTCGATGACGAACGGCCTGTCAGGGATCGAGATCTTGCTTGGACCGAATGCGCTGACCGGAAACATGATCGGCGTGAATGTGAGCGCTGTTAGCTCCAGCACGGCGACCGGAGCGTGTGCGTTCTATGGGTATCTGATTGGGAATGGAAGCAGTATCCCGTTCAACGACACAGGTATTACGGATTGGCGCGGGCTACACGTTCCGAATCGGCCAACGAATCCGACCGGGACGATTCGAGGGCTGTCGATCGGCGACATCATGTCGCATCACGTCGGAGAGTTTCGGTTCGGCTCGACGGCGAATCCCGCGCACATGGCGGACTTCGCTGCGGGGACGACGGGACTCGCTCCGATTCGGCTCGCGGCTGGGACGAATCTCACAGCGGCTGCGGCGGGGTGCGTGGAATACGACGGGACGGATCTCATGTTCACCCACGGAGATGCCGTTCGGACGAAGGTCGTCACGCAGCGCGGGGCAGTGAATGCGGTTGGGCAGACGGCGGCGGTTGGGGCGACGACGGTCTATGCGGCCCCAGCTGCGGGGTATTACGTGCTGCACTACACGCTGGAGATGACGGCGTTCACCGCGGGGACGATCCAGATGCAGGTGAACTACACGGACGATATTGGCGCGACGAACCAGACGGGAGCTGCGGTCGCCGCGCTCGGGCGGGACCGCGGGGCGTTCGAGGTGTACGTGAATGGAGCACAGAACATCCAGTACCAGACGAACGCGGTCGGTTTCACCGGGACGTACACCGTGAGAGCGAGGCTCGAATACCTTGGCTAACAAGACGCAGGCGAAGGCCGTGATTGACTCGGCAGCGGCGCTTGTCAAGACAGATGTCGACAACCTCCCAGTTGGAGTAGACATCTCTACGGGAAGCATGATGTTCACGCCGACGAGGTGGGAACTGCGGCTGAATGCGACGACACAGGCTGCTGCGGATACGCTGGCGACTCAGATCGAAACGGCGCTGACAGCTGCTCTTCGGCCGTGGCAGGAGAAGCGGGGAGGTCGCAGGGCCGATGATGGCGTGTCGGCGAAGTTCATCACGATCACGACATCGACGGGAAGCTACACGATTCTGGGGTTCTAGGAGGCCATGGATGGCTGACTACGCGAAGGATCTGGCCAGCAAGTTCGGGGTCGGCCAGCAAATGACGGATACGCAGAGGCTGTATCAGTTTCTGCTGCAGAGTCCTCAGTTCCAGCAGGCGATGACGGAGAACAACCTGGCTGGAGCTCAGGCCAGCAACGACATCAGTGCCGGGCTCTCGCAGCGGGGGCTGAGCACGAGTGGGATCGGAACGGTCGCCGGTGCGCTCGGGAAGAGCGCGTCGAGCTTCGGAGCCAGCGCCTTGAAGGGCGGGCTGTTCGGCACGGCTGGGAGTATGGCGAGCCAGAATCTGCTCGCTCGGCTCCAGGCGTATTCGAGCTATAAGAATGCGAAGGCGAGCCAGCCGAGCTTCCTGGAAGGCCTGGCGGGCGGCGTGCTGAGCGCTGGCGGTGCGGTGCTCGCTGGGCCTGCGGGTGCGGCGATCTTCGGTGGCGGGGCGAAGCCGATGCCGGGACCCATGCAGCCGGGGCAGGAACGCCCGATGTATAGCGGAGGCTGACATGCCCACCGAGACGAAGAAGAAATCAGATACGAAGATGGCGAGCCAGTACAACAGGCCGGAGGGACCGCTGTTCGGCGGGTTCAATCCGGCGATGCCGGGCGACACGCTGGCGAAGCCGGTGTTCACGGCGCCGACGATCCCTGCGGCGCAGGATGCGGGCTATCAGGCGGGGAAGCAGGCGTTCGGCCCGAGCTCGACGTTCACGTTCACACAGAGTCCGAGTGCGGCGGTCAGCGAGACGTTCAAGTCGAGTATTGCGGAAAAGGGTCCGACGGAGTCGAGCGGCACGCCTGGCATGATGGCGTTCGATCCGATTCCGCCGCCCCTGAGCTCGTCGGATATTGCGAGCGCGTTCCAGCCGCTGTTCTCGGAGATCCAGAGTCAGGTGGCTCCGCCGCACCAGGTCGCGCCGCCGCCGACTCCGGCGATGGCGACGTTTCTGAGTGTGCTGGCTGGGAGTCTTGGGGCGCAGCTGACGAAGAACCCGGCGGTGCAGGACAGCATCATGCGCACCTTGGCTGAGAATGAGCAGCGAAGGAAGGCGATCGAAGATCAGAATTATGCGAACGATGCGGTCTTCAATCAGCAAAAGGCGAGTCAACGTCTCGCGGCTACGGGGAAGGTGATCGAGGCGGAGCTGGATTCGGCCATCAAGGCGAACGATATGGACCGGGTGATGAAGGCGCAGCAGAACCTGGAAAAGCTGAAGGGCTACCTGGATATCCAGAACACCCAGGCCCGCGAGACGTCTGAGTTCAACCAGGCCGTGAAGGTTGAACAGATGAAGACCGATGCGCAGGATGCGAAGGATGCGAAGGGCCTTGATCCGAAGGACTACATCTCCAGGCGCGGAGATCTCATCAAGTCGAAGCTCCCGGAACGCGGGGGCGTGATGGGCAAGATCTCGGAGGCGATCACGGGGCCGAAGATGACGAAGGCCATGGAAGTCGCACGCGTGGACAAGGAGGGGCTGAGCTCCGGGAATCCGAACACGGTGAAGATCGCGCAGCGGAACATCCTGCAGGATGCGATGAAGCTCGCTGGCGTGGACATGGCGACCATCGATAAGAAGGGGTTCGAGAAGCTGAAGGCGAAGCTGAAGGAAGTCTGGGATATCACGCCCGAAGAGCTGGGCCTAGAAATGAGTGAATAGCCCATGGCTACGCTGCGGCTGCGGACACCAGGAACGAAGCCGGATTCCACGAAGACAGATTCGACACGGGCGGAGCCCGTGGATTCGACGGATTACAAGACCCAGGCCCGAGAAGTGGCTACGCGGCATGGGCTCGATCCGGAGGTGTTTTCCAGTCTCATCAACCAGGAGTCGAAGTTCAATCCGAACGCGAAGAGCGCAGCGGGCGCGATCGGCCTTGGGCAGCTCATGCCGGACACGGCGGCGGAGCTGGGTGTTGATCCGCGAGATCCGGCTCAAAACCTGGAGGGAAGTGCTCGGTATCTGAAGCAGCAGCTGGACAGGTTCGGCGACTATCCCACGGCGCTCGCTGCGTACAACGCGGGGCCGGGGAATGTGCAGAAGTATGGGGGGATTCCGCCGTTCCCGGAGACCCAGAACTATGTCGCGGCCATTGGCGACTCGTCCATGCGGGCAACGATGGCCCAGACGCCGGATACGGCGAAGGCTCAGGCTGCAGCGGATACGACGAACGGACTGCAGAAGATCAAGCTGAAGCTCCGGGAGCCGGGTGGGAAAACCGCCGAAGGCGGTGGTGGCCCGCTCGAATTCCTGGGTGGCATGGCGAAGGATATGTTCGATGGGGCGGTGGGGCCGTTCGTTGCGGCGAGCGAGGCGGGCCAGGCGATTCTGAGTGATCCTGGCGTCCAGATGCTGCCCACGAGTGAGCAGCATGAGCACCAACAGAAGGCCTTCGATGCTGCGGTGAAGGGGGCTGCGTTCTGGGGAAGCATGTTCGTCGGCGGGCCGCTGATGAAGCTGCCCATGGCCATGGCTCTGAGGCTCGGAATTGCGGGCGCCGCGAGTGGCGCGGTGTTCGAGGGGGTGACGCGGCTGCCCCAGACGATGACGGGCGAGGTGAGTCCTGGGGATTGGGTGAAGGATGTCGCTGTCGCCGGGACGTTCGCTGGGCTGACGGGCGGGACGCTGGCCTTCGCTGGGCCGAAGATCGCGCAGGCTGCGTACAAGGTGGGCGCTGGGAGCACGGCGGCGCTGTTCGGCACGGCGCAGAAGGTGATCGACCTGACGCCCGGAGGGCGCGCGGTGCAGGCCAAGGTGGCCGCCTTCACACGCGAGGCGAACAGCCATGTGTGGGACCCGGTGTTGACGAGTGGGCGCAGCTTTCTCCAAAAGGTGGGGCTGAATCCCCTCGTTCAGCAGCTGATGATGAGCCGGAGCGTCGGGGCGACGCTGGCTGGGAAGTATGTCTCCGGGTTCGTGAGGAACACGGAGGGTCTCACGGGCGATGAGATGAGCCTCATGGGCGGGATGCTCGACCGGATCAACTTCAAGCAATTCGAAGTTGATCCACTTGCGCAGCGGTTGCTGCGGAGCGGGACGCCCAGAACCCAGGAGATCCTTCAGAGGGCTTGGGCCGAGAGCGAGCGGCTGCAGTCGGTCGGCGAGGCGATCGCGAAGGCCGGAATGCAGACGTATCATCCGGATACGGATGAGTTCCACAAGTTCCTGCTGCGGGATCGGTATTTGCCGCACCGGTTCGTCGACTGGGAGCAGTACGCGGTGGATGGGCCGGTCCGGAAGAAGGCGATCCTCGCCATCGAGAAGTCGCATAACTATACGACGGAAGATGCGACGATCTGGGTGGATAACTTTGCGAAGAGGGTGAAGTCAGAGACCGAAGAGTTCCTGACCGATCCGACGCGGTTCAAGTCGGGAGCCAGTCACTATCGGATCGGAAGGTTCGCGAATCTGCCGGGGTTCGAAAGGGATGTGTCGAAGATCCTGCCCCAGTATTACGACTCGGCCAGCCGTCGGCTGGTGCTGCACGCCGCGTTCGGTCCGGTAGAGGCTACGGAACAGGCGCTGCAGAAGAGCTTGTTCCAACGCGGAGATCTCGGAGAGCGGATGGCGCCCGTGGAGGGCGAAGAGGCTCTCATCGCTCGGCAGCAGGCGTCGATCGTCGGAGATCCGAATCAGACATCGATGTTCACGCCGGACCAGGAGACGCAGATCCGCCAGTCGCGCGGAATGCCGAGGACGCCCACACTGCCGCCTGAGTCGCATACGACGGAAGAGATCATCGCCGAGGCGAAGGTGGATCACATGCGGAACGCGAAGAAGGAGTTCGCGATCCAGAGCCGGTATCCGAGGGCGTTTGCGCAGCTCGCGCTGATCGAAGATCCGACGCAGCGAAGGCTCGCGCACGAGATCGTGGGTCGACAGCTCGGGGCGCTGCAGACCGCGGCGTTCGGCGAGAATGTGTTCTCGAAACTCGCCAAGCTGGAGGTCATCACGAAGCTGAGCCTCGGCGCCATCGCTCAGCCGAGCCAGATGCTGAGCGCGGTCGTTCGCACCGGGTGGAAGGGCGCGTTCAAGAATGTGCTGCGGACGTTTGCGAACGATCCCGAGGCGATGGACTTCGCACTGAGGGCTGGGGTTACGCTGCGAAGCATCGTGAGGGAAAGCGAGCAGAGCCTCACCGGCGGCGAGACGGACTTCTTAAAGCGCGTGATGTTCACCCAGCTGGACATGAAGAGCCGGGTGTTCGGGGCGCTTCAGGGTGCGAGCTTTGCGGAGCATCAGGCGAGCCAGTTGACGAAGTACCTGGCGATGGAACAGAACGGGTTCACGACGCGGAAGATCCAGCAGATCGAGGAGAAGCTGGTTGGCCTCGGTCTCGACCCGCTGAAGATCACACAGCGCGGTGGACATCTCACGGAGGAGGAGCTGCTCCACGCGGGGCAGACGGTCAGCATGGATGTCAACTTCTGGGGCGATAGTCTCGAACTGCCGAGCTATTTCCGAAGCCCGACGGGACGGTTCATCACGCAGTTCAAGAGCTTCGGATTCCAGCAGTCGAAGCTCGTGAAGGATCACGTGGTGAAGCCTGCGCTGCTGTGGGCGGAAAGCGGTGGGAAGAAGGGAGATATTGGGCCGTTGACGCGGATGGCGCTCACCATGCCGCTCGGCGGGGAGATCATCACGGACCTGAAGAAGTTCATCCGGGGACGTACACGGACTGATCCGCCGGTAGAGCGCGTTATGACGAACATCGCGAACGCGGCGGGGTTCGGCCTGGCCTACGATGCGTGGGATAGTTTGAAGTATGGGACGAGTGGGGCGCTGGGGTTCCTCACGGGCCCGATCACGGGTACGGGAGCGAAGGCTGTGGAAGCTGGATACAGCGCTCTCGCGAAGGGAGATCCGGCGAAGCTGGTGAGATTCTCCATCGAGACGGGCCTGCCCGCGGCCGTCGCACTGACTCCGGGTCTGCAGGCGGCGTTGCCTGCGGTCTCCACGCTCGCACCTGCTGCAGCGAATCTCGTTCTCGGGGAGAAAAAGTGAGTGATGCGTTTTGGATAGCTCTGTTCGCTGGGTTGCCTGCGACGTTGGCAGTCATCATCTCGGGGATTCTACAGGGGAAAAAGACGGACAAGGTGGCGAGCGAGGCCAAGGCGGCGGCAGTAGGAGTAGCCGTTGAAGCAAGGGAAGTGGCAGCAGGCGTGGACAGCATCGCCAGCAGCAAGCTCGATGTGATCCATTCGCTGGTGAACCAGAGACTCGCCTCTGAGACGAGGATGAAGGAAGCGGCACTCGCGCGGGTGAAGGAACTGGAAGAGAAGATCGGGGGGACGAAGTGACGAAGAAGTGGTGGCTGTCGAAGACGGTGTGGAATGCGTTCGCGCTCGCGTTGCTTGGGATCTATAACGCAATCGGGCCGATTCAGCATTGGCCTCCGGTCCCGATGTGGCTTCTGGCGCTGCTCGGAGCATCGGGCATCACACTTGCACGGGTCTCGAACACGACGCTGACGAAGTGAGCAAGTTCGGACTGAAGTGGCTCGCGAAGGCTGGGAATCTGGTCGGGAAGGTCGTCGATGCGGTTCGGGCTGGCCTGAAGGCGTTCAAGGGAGGTACGTGATGCTGATGATTATCCTGATTGTGAGCGCGTTGCTGCTGACGATCGCGGCGGGTATCGGCAAGGTTCCGCTGTGGATCGCAGTGCTGCTGCTGTGCATCATCGAGTTTCTCCAAATGGGACCGAAGTGACCCTGGGGGAAAAGCAGAGGCTGTTCGCTGGGCTCGTGGGGAAGCTGCTCGTTCACGTCTATGAGAGCGGCTACGAAGTAACCCTGGATTGGGCATATAGGCCGCCAGAGGTGGCGGCCTATTATGCAGACCTCGGAATCGGGATTCGAAGCTCGCTGCACACGGTGAAGCTCGCGATCGATCTCAACTTGTTCAAGGATCAAACATGGCTTCGAACCACGGCCGACCATAGGCCGTTCGGCGAATGGTGGGAGGAGCAGCATCCGATGTGCTGCTGGGGTGGTCGGTTCGGCGATGGGAACCACTACAGTCTCGCACATGATGGTAAGAAGTAACGAAGTGCTCGGCCCATGGCTGATCGATGCCGATCGATCGCATCATGACGTAGAGCTTGAGCTGGTCAGGCGACCAGGACACTCATCTCTCCCCAATTTGCGCCCATCTTCAGGTTGACGGGAACCCGGAAGCCGGGAGCGATGTTGGAGAATTCGCACTCCAGAACGGACCGTAGCGAGCGGAAGAGGTCACGGTCCAGGTTCTCGGTAGGGAACTCCAAGAGAAAGCTGTCGTGGACGGTGGTAACGAGATGACCATTCCACTCACCGGCGAAGGCTTCGAGCGCGGGAAGACGGGTCCAGAGGATGTCCGCCGCGTCGGATTGC